AAATCCAACTATTACAGGAAGTACTTATGCAGGGGAATTTGCAGGGAAATATCTCGGTGCAGCCCTTCTAAGTGCTGATACACTTGACAAAGGTGCTATCACTATTTTACCAAATGTAAAGTACAAAGCTGCTATGAAAGTAGGTGCTATGGCGAACCTCGTTCGTTCTGCTGATTGCGACTTTGACTCATCTACATCAACACTAACTCTAACTGAGAAAGTACTTACACCAACTGAGTTGCAAGTTAACTTACAAATCTGTAAGAAAGAACTTCACGCTGATTGGGAAGCTGCTCAAATGGGATTCTCTGCTTTTGACGAGCTACCCCCATTGTTCTCTGACTACGTTATCGCACGTGTAGCTGCTGAGGTTGCAAACGCAACTGAAACTTCTATATGGTCAGGTAGCGCAGGTGAGGGGAACTTTGATGGTTTTGAAACTCTACTTGCTGCTGATACAGACGTAGTAGATGTTACAGCAGGTACAGTTACTACTTCAAATGTAATCGCTGAGCTTCAAAAAATCGTTGATGCTATCCCAAGTGGTGTATATGGTAAAGAAGATTTAACTATCTATATTTCTCAAAACATCGCTAAAGCGTATGTAGGCGCACAAGCTGCTTTGGGTTATAGAGATTTGTATCACGTAGGACAAACTGAGATGAACTTTCAAGGGATTCCTTTGTTTGCAACAGGTGGTCTTGCTGATAACACAGCAGTAGCTGCTCAGAAGTCTAACCTATTCTTTGGAACAGGATTGCTTGATGACAGAAACGAAGTTAAAGTAATCGATATGGCTGACCTTGATGGTTCACAAAACGTGCGTGTAGTTATGCGCTATACAGCAGGTGTGCAGCATGGTATTGGTTCTGATATCGTTCTCTACGCATAATCAATAATTGTCTAACTTAAAAGGGGTGGGTAAGCCAAGTGCCTACCTACCCTTTTTTATTAAAATAAAATTAATATGGCTTGTGCAGTATCAAACGGAAGAGCGTTACCATGTAAGAGTGGTGTAGGTGGGCTGAAAAACATTTACTTTGCCCCTTATACAACTACCACAGCTGACTTAACTGACAGCTCAGGTACAATCACTTTAGATGATACAGTTTCTTTCTACAAATATGAAATCAAGGGTAATTCATCATTAGAAACTGCTATTAACTCGTCAAGAGAAAATGGCACTACTTTTTATGAGTCAACCCTTAATGTTACACTTACGTTTTTAGACGTAGCTACTCAAGAGCAGATTAAGCTCTTAGCTCATGGTCGTCCTCAAATCGTTGTTGAAGATTATAATGGCAACGGATTTTTAGTGGGTAAAGAGCATGGCGCAGAAATTACGGGGGGTACGGCTGTCAGCGGGGCTGCCATGAGTGACCTCAGCGGTTTTACGCTTACATTCACAGCTCAGGAAACAGCACCACCTTTCTTTGTAGCAACACTACCAACTGATGATTCATCATCACCGATTGACCCAACACCATAATTTTTTGTATATTAGCAAAGAGTTTTTTCATTAAGTTTGGTTTAGTTATAGTTAGGGGGGTGTAAAAGCCCCCTTTTTTATTACACAAAATTCAGAATCTATACGTTATATAGGTATGCATATCTTAACTACATCGACAGATTCGCAAAGTATTGATGTAATACCACGCAGAAGTGTATCAGGTGTAATATCATTATTTGTAAGAAACGAATCAACAAATGTAGTTACTCAATATACATCAGACCAATATTGGGATACATACGAAGCTACGTTTAGTGGCTCAGAGATAGAATGGCAGGGTAGCACATTAACCTTTTCAGAAGGACAAACATATCTTACCATTAATAACGTATATGACCTTACAGAAGATACATACTATTCTTTTGTATTGCAAGATGCGATAGGTAAGCTATTTAAGGGTATGATGTTCTGTACAAATCAGACAATAGACCAAAGTACGAACTCTTACTATCAGATAAACAAAAACCAATATGTAACACACTCTGCTGATAATGAGTTTATAGTATTATGATAAAACTAACTACATCAACGGATGCTCAAACCATAAAGATTATACCACGTTCTTATGCAACGAATGTGAGTTTGATATTTAGAGATGATTCAACAAACACATCTGTTACATATACATCGTCTGCTACTACTGACAAAAATCATTTAGTTATCAGCGAATCATTATCACTCACAGAGGGTAGGTTTTATGATTTAACAATAAAAGAGGGTAGCAACGTTATATATAAAGATAAAGTATTTTGCACAGACCAAACAGTTGACCAAGATACGAATAACTATTACTCAGTTAACGATGGCGAATACACCATAGATACGAGCTACGATAACGATTATATTATATTATGAAAAACGATTTAAGAATAGTTAACCTAAGTAGTTATACAAGCCCTGCTGTTAAAGAAGTACGGAATCAGCAATGGGTTGCTTATGGCGAAGATAACAATTATTTCCAACATCTTATTGACCTTTACAATGGCAGCCCAACAAATAACGCTTGTATTACTGCAATTAGTGAGATGATTTATGGTAAGGGCTTAGATGCTACTGATAGCAATAGAAAGCCAAATGAGTACGCACAGATGGTATCGTTATTCAATGCTGATTGTGTTAGAAAATTAGCATACGATTTAAAGTTAATGGGTCAATGTGCTATTCAGGTTATTTACTCTAAGGATAGAACTAAAATCGTAAAGATTGAACATATACCTGTTGAAACACTACGAGCTGAGAAGTGTAATGACAAAGGCGAAATTGAAGCATACTTTTATCACTATGATTGGGCTAAGCACAAAAAAAGCGATGAGATAAAACGTATCCCTGCCTTTGGAACTTCTAAAGAGGGTTTAGAGATTATGTACATCAAACCTTATAGAGCAGGATTTAAGTATTATTCGCCTGTTGACTATCAAGGGGGTACACAATACGCAGAGTTAGAGGAAGAGATATCTAACTTTCATCTTAACAATATCCTTCAAGGGCTTAGTCCATCGATGTTAATTAACATGAATAATGGAACGCCTGACCCTGAGCAAAGGGAACTAATCGAAAGACGTATATACGAAAAGTTTAGTGGTAGTAGCAACGCAGGTAAATTTATATTAGCATTTAACGATAACGCTGAAACTGCTGCTACAATCGAACCTATACAATTATCTGATGCTCATCAACAGTACGAATTTCTTAGTACTGAGAGTGGTCGCAAAGTACTCGTTTCTCACAGGGTAGTATCCCCTATGCTTTTAGGAATTAAAGACAATACAGGGCTTGGAAATAACGCAGACGAGCTTAAAACAGCTACTATCCTTATGGATAACACAGTTATTCGACCTTTTCAAAGATTGCTTATTGAGAACTTCGACCAAATCCTTGCGTATAATAATATCTCGCTTAACTTATACTTTAAGACCTTACAGCCTTTAGAGTTTACTGACCTTGATAATGTTGCTGATATGGAAACACGAGAAGAGGAAACAGGGGTTAAAATGAGCAAAGAGGACTTAACTGATGAAGAGTTTGATATCATCCTTGATGAGCTAAGGGGCGAAACAATATCTAACCGATGGGAAGCAGTAGATGTTAGAGAACACAGCGAGGATAACGAAAGTATAGAGGATTGGGCTGTTAAGCACATTGAATCTAAAGAGGAAAAATTAGAAAAGAAGTCAATAGATTCTAAAAAGAGTGGGTTTAGTTATTTAGACAAATCCCTATATAAAGTAAGATACCGATACGCTGAAAAATACAGCTCAGGCAAATCACGACAATTCTGTCGTATTATGATGAGCAGAAGTGGTAGAGGTGTAGTATATCGCATAGAAGATATTGACAAAGCAAGTAATGCAGGTGTCAATAAATCTTTTGGGCATAAAGGCAAAGCATACGATTTATTTAGATTTAAAGGTGGGGTTAACTGTGGGCATAGATGGGAAGAGGTCTTATACAGGCTAAAATCTAAGACTATGAAAAAAGTAATCCAAAACTACGATGAAGTAGATAAGATACCCAAGTCTTATTCGCCTACACCACGAGGATATAAGGATGCAGAGAAAGCACCAAAGGATATGCCAAATAACGGACACCACCCAAATTATAAAGGATAATGGCAACAGCACTATTTATATCACGTACAGACCTTGTTAAGAACAGTATTATTGATGGTAATACTGACACTGACAAGTTTATCCAATTTATCAAAATCGCACAAGAGATTGAGGTGCAGAACTATTTAGGTACTGACCTTTACAATAAAATTAGCGCAGATATTATCGCAGGTACGCTTACAGGCGATTATCTTAATCTTGTAAATGATTACGTTCAGCCCATGCTTATATGGTGGGCGCAGGTGTCCTATTTGCCTTATGCTGCATATCCTTTGGTGCT